AGGAGACCGGGAGCTGCCGCTTCAAGCTGAGTTCCCATTGCTCCGGCTATCGCCATGAGAGCGATCATGCCGCCGATCATCACTGCAAGCCCTGCGAACGCTAAAGGTCCTGCATTGGCAAGCTGAATTGCCGCAAAGCTCATAAGAGCCATGCCTGCTGCTGCCATGAGGATCGCGCCGCCAAATGCCAGAAGACCATTCTGAGCCGCCTGAAGCTTTTCGCCCATTACTGAAGCGATAACAAGCAGAGCTGTGATTGCTCCCACCATGAGGATTAGAGCTGCCACTGCCCCGGGACCTGCCTGGGATATTCTCTGAGCCGCATCTACCAAAAGCCAGATGCCTGCTGCCGCCAGAGCCAGTCCTGCACCAACGCCAAGGAGGTTCTTTGCCACCTTGCTCATCTGGTTGCCGGATTGCAGGAATCCCTTCGATGCTCCCGGCATAGCCTTTCCTGCTCCCTTGAAGTTCTGCACAAATCCCTTTATCGCTCCACCGATTCCGTCAAAGATCGCGAAACCTGCCACTAAAGCAGGAAGAAGCGCAAGCACCTTTTTGAAAGGTTCGACTTCATCATCTCCAAGGAAATCCTTAAACTTTGCGAATCCTTCTTTGACCGCATTCCACAGGTATTCTACGGCATCAAACGCCGCATCCTTAAGCACATCGAGATTATCAATAATGCCCTTGCCAATCGCCGCAAGAATATGAACGCCTGTAACCGCAAGCCTTGGTGCAAGTCTTATCACCGCAGATCCAAGCACCGTCATAAGCCGCCCGATCGATGAGCCTATGCTGTCTGAATTGCTGTCGATTCCGGTAAGGAACGACTCTATAAGATCAGCCGCAGCATTTATGAAATCAGGCGCATTCTCTGCGATCTTGGTTACTCCGTCCGAAAGGACAGTTCCGAGAGCTTTGGTAAGACCCTCAAAACCTCCCGTATCAAGAGCTTCCTGAAGGACTCCAAGCTGTTCTTTTCCATATTGCGCTACATCTCTTAGAGGGTTCTGCATATGCTCATAGACAGATATGCCAAAAGCCTCCGCAGCTGATTTCAGAAGCGTTATGTCTCCCTCAAGGTTATCCAGTTTAATCGCCGCCATCTCAGCGGCACTGCCTTTGGAGTTATCTATCGCCGCTGTCAGCTTATTAAAATCCTGTTCGGATGAGTTTACAATGGCAAGCCATCCTGCCATTGAGTTCTTTCCGAAGATTGCCGCAGCCGCTGCTGCCTGTTCTGACTCTGATAGTCCGCTCATCTTCGACCGTAGATCCACCATTGTGTCTCTCAGGTTGATAGAACCGTCAGCATTTTCGATCATGGAAATGTTGTACCGATCCATATAGGTCTGCATCTGCTTTGTAGGCTTTGCGAGATTGGTAAGACCTGTCCTGAGTGCCGTACCTGCTGACGATGCCTTGATTCCGGCATTCGCCATAAGACCGAGGGCTATGGAAGTATCTTCTGCAGATATTCCAAGGGATCCTGCCACAGGTGCCGCATACTGGAAGGATTCACCGAGCATAGCGACATTCGTATTGGCATTAGAGCTTGCCGCCGCCAATACATCCGCGAAATGACCGGAATCCTTCGCGGATAATCCGAATGCTGTCAGAGCATCCGTCACGATATCAGATGTGAGCGCGAGTTCTTCGCCTGAAGCCGCAGCCAGGTTCATGATACCCTCGATACCGTCAACCATGTCCTGTGTCTTCCATCCTGCCATTGCCATATACTCCATGGCCTGCCCGGCTTCTGTTGCCGAAAAGGATGTGGTTGCGCCCATCTGCTTTGCTTTCTGTTCCAATGCTTCAAAGTCGCTCCCGGTCGCCCCCGAAATGGCAGCGACCGTAGACATCTGACTTTCAAATTCTTTACCCACGTTCACGGAATAAGCGCCGACTGCGGCAATTCCTGCTCCTGCAGCGGCAAGACCCGCCACAGTTGCCTTCGCCGCCAAGCCGACTCCTTTGAGTGCCAGTGATCCGACTTTGCCGGATATACCAAGGCCGGAAAGACCTTGCTGAGCGCCCTTGATCGCATTCTTGAACGAGCCTTCGAGCTGTCCGGCGATCTTTATCGCTATATCATATTCGCTCATTTGTACTTCCCTGCCTTCCTGTTGATATCCTTAGTGAGTTCCCTGTAGTCATCGCATACATCGAGCAAATCAAAAATTGACATAGACTCGAAATTGTTAAAATCTGAATTCAGATTGATGGAGAGTGCGAGACACAGTTTCCTCAGTTCCTTAGTTTCGTCAAGCTTTATTCGTCTCCGTAGAAAAAAGTTGTGACCGTGTTCTTGATCTTCATAGCGTCCTTCGGGCATAACTGCTCATAGAACTCAATCGGATACTTCGTGCATTCCGAAGCAATGATAAGAGCGTAGTGAAGGGAAGACTCCGGAAGGAGCTGCACATCACCCGCCGTGGTAAGAACCTTGTTGGCCTTGATCATGGTCTTGGCCGTCACGTTCTCCAATCCGGAGAAGTCGATCTTCTTGATCTTCTCTCCTTCAAAATTGTACTCTTTGGAAAGAGTCACGGTAAGGTCTTCCCCTACCGTGACTTCATTCTTCGCGTCTTCAAAATTGGTAACCTTTGTATCTGCCATGCCTTTTTACCTCCTATTAGACGTTCTTTCTGATCTTTGCCATAAGGTCTTTGCCGTTCACTACATACTTGAAGTTGAGCTTATCAAGTTCAAGCACGGTAGAGTTATTCACATCGACCTTGATATAAAGGGTCTCGATCTCGATCTCAGGCTCACCCTTCTTACCCTTGGAGAGATTTCCGAGAGTGTTGGTCTTCGCCTTGCCACGGATGACGATCTTAACCGGGATATCCTCGGTGTTACCCGTCTTCCTATCCATGAACTGCTCAGATCCACGAAGAGTAAGCTCTAAAGCCTTGGTGGTGTCCATGAGCTTGAATACATCCTCATGAAGGATAGCGAACGGGATCTTGACGGTTGCGGAGCTGAAGTGCCCCGTTGCAGGAGTCTCGATCTCTCCGAGGATCCCTGCCGCCTCGATGGTTTCCGTCATAGCTTCAAGTTCAGGAAGTTCTACTTCACCGGACACGCCAAGAAGTCTGCCCGAAAGATATACGTTATACGCATTGATCAGTTCCGGAACCATGTTTCCAATGCTGCTCATCTTTATTCACCTCCTAACAATGCCGCCTGCAACATACCCGTATCGTAGTTCAGGATGTTGTTGATCGTCTCCGCAGGTGTGTACGGAGCGATATGCTGCCTGAATGTGATACGTCCTGCAAGGATATCTGTCACAGGGTTGTCTTCTTCAAGGTACTCAATCGTTGCGCCTGCCCAATGCTCAGGAGCATAAGCAGCGCACCTGATATTCTCAGAGTCAACGATATTCTCGATGAGCTTGTAGTTCATCGGATCATCGACCTTATCGAAGTAGGTAAGGATGAAGGTGTTGCCCTGCCAGTTGAACATCCGGCGAACGGAGATCCACACATCCTTTGCATCGCCGCTTGAAGGCCACGCTCCGGTGTGGTTGCCCCACATCTTGAATCCGTTAATGTTCACGGCTGTCATCACGCCATACTCACCGACTGTAGTAGCCTGATCCTGATCCAGAGTAACCTCTGTGCCATCTGCCAGGCAGATTCCGGTGATTGCAAGGCTGATGTTGGAAGGCGAACGGCTCGGCACATCCTCATTGGTAGCGTCCTGGTATGCGGTGCGAGCCGCAGCCACTACCGAGTAAGGAAGGATGATCTCACCGATCTGAACCTGCGGCCAACAAGGAATGCAGAACTCCGAAGTGAATCCGCAGGATTCTTTCACGGTCTTAACGTCCGTGTACTTCTTTGCGCCGGTCTCATCAGAAGGCACATCCACAAAGGCCATAGCCTTGAATACACCGTTGATGTTTGCCGCCTTCGCCATAAGAGCGATGCCGACCTCCGGGATCTGGGACCAGAAGGGTGCAAGCAGGATGCCAGGAACCACGTTGAACTTCGGATATACCTGACGGATAACCTCCATTCCTGTTTCCTTGCCGGTTGCCACATCCACAGCACCGATGATGTCGTTCTTTGTGACTGCCGAAGGATCAAGCTGATAGCCGGATACCACAAGGCCGGTGGCCTCTGCAGCTGCTCCGGATGCGATCAGAGTGATCACAAG